ATGGCAGCAGATCAGATGGAACAACTCTTAGAAGAAGTTTTGAAATACAGGAAAGGAAAGAAATGAATGGGTTTGCCAAACAACAATTATCAATCGGCAGTAAGCAGCCGGTACATCAACATAAGGAGTGCAATAACTGCAATGAAATGAAGCCACCAGAGGGTGGTATCCAACTCGGCCACACAAAATGGCACTGCGCTGCCTGCTGGGCAAACAGAGCCTCAAAAAGAGCATCAACAAAAGGAAAACAATGACCACAGATATTATCAAAAGAGTTAAGCTTCAATTAATCCGCTTAGATGGAGGCACCCAGCCCCGTAAAGAGATTGACGAGCCCTTAGTTCAGCACTACACCGAGGTATTGCTTGAGGGCAAAGACCAGTTCCCGCCTATTGACCTTTGGTTTGACGGCAAGTCTTACTGGCCTAGTGATGGCTTCCACCGATTCCACGCACACAAACGCGCAGGGTTCTTGACCATTGAGGCCATCGTTAACCAAGGCACTAAGCGCGATGCTTTCAAGGCTTGCTTAAAAGCCAACAGTAAGCATGGCAAACCCCGCACACCAGAAGAGCGCCGTTATGTAGTTCAGATGGCTTTGGAAGACATTGAGTATGGCGATGCGTCTGATGCCGTCATTGCCGAGCTGTGCGATGTGTCCATCTCTACTGTAGGCCGTGTTCGTAAGGCTTTGGGTTTAGAGAAGTCTTCAACAGTTGACAAGAATGGACGCAGGGTCGATGTATCTAAGTCAGGCCGTCCAATGGCACCACCACCCCCACCAGAGCCAGAATATACAGAGGAAGACAAGTTCCATGAGATGGCCATTGAGCACACCGCCATGGCTGAAGAGAACGCAAAACTCAAAGATTTGTTGGCTGTCAAATCACTACCAGTATCTGAGAAAGCTCGAGCAGAAGTTCAGCAGACCATTGAAGAGCTGCGCGAGCAAGTCAAAGACCTTGAGTTCCAACTTAGGACAATGACCCAGTCACGAAATGAGTTCCAGAATAAGAATGCTGAGATGATCAAGCAGATGAATTACTGGAAGAAACGCGCTGAGAAGGCAGAGAAGAAATAACCCGAAGCTGGGCGGTATCCCAGTAGGAGAATCAAATGCTCAAATTAAGACCGCATCAAGCGGAAGTCGTGGAGAAGCTCGCCCAAGGCTTTAAGGATGGCCACAGAAGCCAGCTACTCTACGCGCCCACAGGGTTTGGAAAGACCGAGGTGGCCATGGCAATCATGCTCGAGCAAGCCAAGGAGCTGAAGAACGTGGCCATGGTGTTAGACCGCATTGTGTTGGTTAACCAGACCAGCACCCGCCTCGGTAACTACAACATCAACCATGGCGTCATGCAGGCAGACCATTGGCGGTATCGTCCTTATGAGAAGATACAGGTCTGCAGCGCACAAACTTTGGAGAGTCGGGATAACTTCCCCGAAGTCTCCATGTTAATCATTGACGAATGTCACGTTCAGCGTAAGCAAATTATTCAATTCATCAAAGACAGACCAGAGATGAAGGTGATTGGCCTGACCGCCACACCTTTCACCAATGGACTGGGGGACACCTACACCAATGTGGTCGGGGCTAAACCTACTGGTGAGCTGATTGAGAACAAGTGGTTAACACCGTTAAAGATCTTTATCGCTAAAGAGATCGACATGAGTGGTGCAAAGAAGGTGGCTGGTGAGTGGTCACAGGATGAGACTACCAAGCGCGGTATGCAGATCACGGGTGACATTGTCCAAGAGTGGATCACTAAAACCATGCAAGTGTTTGGCAAACCGAGGAAGACAGTTGTGTTTTGCTCGGGTGTTGAGCACGGCAGGGACTTGGTTCGCCAGTTCAATGAGGCTGGTTATAACTTTGTTTCCATCAGTTATTTGGAAGATGATGAGTTCAAAGCTGAAACAATTGAGGATTTCAGCAGGCCTGACACGAAAATCAACGGACTAATTGCCACAGACATACTGACTAGGGGATTTGACGTCCCTGATGTGATGATTGGAGTGTCTGCAAGGCCGTTTTCCAAGTCTTTTAGCAGTCATGTGCAACAAATGGGGCGGATTATGCGTCCTTACGATGGCAAAGACTATGGTTTGTGGCTTGATCATTCAGGAAACTACCTCAGATTCCGCAAAGAATGGGACACTTTGTTCGAAGAAGGCGTGACTGAGCTCCAAAACGGTACTGAAACTGCGAAGAAAGAGCCCGAAGAGAAGGAAAAGAAGGACGCAAAGTGCCCTGCTTGCGGTGCATTGTGGGTTTGGTCGGGTCGGGAATGTGGTGAATGTGGCTATGAAAGGCCAGTCAAACAGATCATCAATGTGCCGGGTGAATTGACTGAGCTGGAGACAACGAAACGCGAGCTCCTGACAGAGAATCAAAAGTTCTACTCTGAGCTGATCTATTACTCGCGTATGCGTGGATACAAAGAAGGTTGGGCAGCTCACAAATACAAGGAACGATATGGGGCATTCCCTCGAGGCCTGACTGCAAACCCCGAGCCCATCTCATACAAAACCAGTTCATGGATTAAATCAAAGAACATTGCTTGGGCTAAATCGAAGGCAAACAAATGAGCTTTCAAGACTTTGCCAGAGCTCATGGTCTGCTGATCAAAGACCTAATCCTAGATCGTTGGGTAAGGGTGGGGACTGAAGACCATCCGAGAAAACAAAATGGCGCGTATATTTTCGATGGCCACAAGGGGGCACTTATAAATTTCGCAGTCCATGACAAACACATACTGTTCAAATCGGAAGAACCTTTTGTTCCTGATCCCAATGCACACGCAAAGAAGTTGGCTGCCAAAGCGGAACATGAGCTCCGCCAGCGCAAGGCAGCAAACAAGGCCGCATTCATTCTGAATAACGCAGTTAAGGAGCAACACCCCTACCTAATCCGCAAGGGTTTCGTGGACAAGGGGCTGGTGTGGAATGATCTGTTGGTTTTGCCCATGCGGATTTTGGATAATTTAGTTGGATGTCAACTGATCTCTCAGGATGGCACTAAAAAATTCCTCGCGGGTCAGCGCACAAAAGGCGCGTCCCTGGTCATCGACAACAAGGGTCGGAACATCCTTTGCGAGGGGTTTGCGACTGGAATGTCAGTCAGAAGGGCAATGAAACACCTTCGGGAGAGATACACCATCCATGTCTGCTTCTCTGCGGGGAATATGGTCGAGGTAGCCAAGAATCTGCGTGACCCGTTGGTGATCGCAGACAATGACCCAATGGGTGTAGCGACTGCCAAGAAAATAGCCCCGCACTACTGGGTAGGCGAGGCCGGTGAGGACTTCAACGATACTGAGCAGAGAATCGGGACTGCATCCGCAGCCGAATCCCTGCGGGTTTATTTAGGCCAATAAGGGTAAAACTTGCCCTCTTTGGTAAATGTCCATTCGTTTGCCTCCATGGTGTCAGCTATACATTCTTCAGAATAATAGTCATCAACATCCCTTGCGACTGCGCGAACAAAGTTGTGCAAGGCATCATCAAACGCGCCTTTGGCATCTCCTGTGCGTTTAAATTCATGATAGAAGTGTTGGAAGAGCTCGGCATCAAGCCACACACCTGTGGGCATGGCATCCCTGTCCTGTTCAGAGAGTTTGACCCCTCTGAAGTGGCGTTGTTCTGCGTCCGTCTTCACATAGCCTCGGCCATCTCCAAGATTCCAGTCTTTTACAGTCACATTGAAGTGATCGCAGAAGGCTTTTAGAGAATCCTTGGCTTCGCCAAACCAAGGATATTCAATACCCTGCCTATACCATTCACGCGCCTTTTGTTTGGCTTGCTCGTCCAGCTCCTTAAACTGGAATATCTGTAGTTCAACGACTTCCATTTGTGATCTCCTTAAAGTTTGGGATAAGTTGTTCAAATTTCTCTAGCACTTGGGCGCGTGTCCCAGTCAGACCAAAGTCTCGTTTGATGATCGAGTAGCAACTGCGTCCTGAATGGCGCATTCCTTTGATCTCAAGTTGTAAACCTTTCCGCAGCGTAAGCATTCGGGCGGTTTCGATTTGGTCTAAGTCAGTCAAGATCATGCGTTCACCTCTTCGGGCTCGGGGAATTTGTTGTCCACTACTGCGTGAATAAAATCCCAGTTAATGCCGATATTGGCATCGTGGTATTTGTTCATCCACTTGAGCACCTCGCGGGCTTGATCGTCTGTAAGCCAGTCATGATCGCCTTGAACATCGGAAATGTGCCACTTCTCGATGTGCCAGTCAGGACTGGTCAGGGTCAGAATATCCTCGACCTTGGGGATTTCCTGTCCATCAGGCAATTCAAATTCAATAGTTACTTTCATTTCATTCCTCGTTAATGGGTTCGTCAACATCTGACTGGTTGTAGTGGCCGAGCACTACTGGGTTGTATTTGGATAGCACTTCGTCAATGCACTTCTCGCAGACTCGGGCAAGGGGAATCCCCTGCCCATCACTTTCCCACCATGAATCTTCCATTGTGTGATCGCATCTCATGATCAGCCTCCTAAGTTGGATGGTGAATGGGTGAAACCACTCTTTTCAAAGTAGTCATAAATTTTGAGGGTAATCTCGTCCATCGCAGAATCTTCCATCTCAGGGTCATCTGTTGGTGCGGGATAAAACTGGTTCATCTCTTCGCAATGATCTTCTCCATTTGAGTAGTAACCGATATAGCCAACACCCTGCTCAACATAGGTGGCCTCGACCTCAAAACCCATCTCTTCTAAGGCGTAATAGATTTCCATGGGTGGACTCCATGCGGTATCAAACACCATCGTGACCCTATTGCCCTCAATGGTGTAGGGCTCGTCTTCATACTGGTTGTTCATATCCCACTTAGTGCCCCATTCACCTATGCAGAATGAATACCAGTCTTTGTAGCCGTATTTTTTGAGGTTTGCTGCCTGTTCAAGTTCAAGAGCATCCTGTTCGGGTGTCCCATGGCCTCTGAAGCCTGCAACAGTATCAAGAAGGGCTTGTGGAATGGGTTTGATCAGTTTAAAAATTTCGGCACTCTCTCCAGCGCCTTTTGCTCGTTCGAGCTCCTGCACGATCTCTGCAAGTTTCTTTTCAGAATCAGGAGTAGTAGCAACAAGTTTCAATGAGTTTGCACACCAATTAGGCATAGTTTTCTCCAAAAGTTAAAAGGACGAATTGCGGAAAATCCCGCCCAAAGCCCCGACCCGCGAGGCTTCAGGAGTTACTTTGCTTGTTTGGCGAATGCCAATGCGTCCTTCCACATTCCATGCGCGTCAGCCAGTCCCGAATATTCGCAGGGATAGTCCTCGCAGAATTTGTCGTGGTCATGTAATGACTGTAGGAATTCGTGGACTACACTTTCTTTTGCGTCTGCGACATTGTGTAGGTAGGCCTCTGTGAAGGCGATCTCTTCAGCAGTCAATTTGCGCTGAAGTTTGTGAACATCCTGCGTGGCCAGTTTGCCATCTTTGTCATAGAAGTTAATGGTCAGGTCATTGTTGTCAACTGAAACGCAGACATAGCCGTATTCTTGGTTGTCTCCAATGTCAATGACATGGGTGTTCATAACAATGTTGTGTTTGGTTTCGATCATGCTAATTGCTCCTCAACATAGGCGGGATTGCCTGTTTGCTCGCGGTAAAACTTGGCTTCTTTTTCGGCAGCAGACATAGTCTTAAATTCGCCTAAAAGTGTGTGGTTGTGGTTTCTTACTTGGTATTGCGTTACCAAATAAACTGGTTCAAGGTCGATCATCCATTCGTAGTTGTCCATGCCCGTAACTGGGTCAACTTTGTAAACATTGATTCGATACCATCCATCCTCATCAGGGCAATGAATGTTGAACGAATGCTCGTCTGTCCCATACCACCAGTCACCTTCCGCGACAATCTCATGTTTGTATTTTTGGATAAGTTCGTTGGCAGTTTGTTGCAACTGTTCGTCTGTCATGTTGTCAGCTCCTCATATTGAAAATCTAGGTCAGCGCCAATGAAATACAAAGAACGGCCATCCTTCAGTTTGATATACCAAAAGGCGTGGTCATCAGGGTCGGCAGGGTCATCCCCTTGGGTAGCCCCTTCGAGCTCCTGCGCGGTGATGTATAGGTCATCATCTAGCGTGTCGTAATCGCTAAAGGGACTGACAATCCCTCCTCTGCAAGGTCATCTCTCATGCGGATGGTGCACTTCATTTGTCCAGCTCCTTTTTGACAAGTTTGATAATTTGTGCGTGTGTGGTTTTCTTGGGGCAGACCATCTCAAAGTAGCGTTCACCGACTCGGGCGCACCATGTGAATAGGTCATCTGTTTGGCACTCAATGACTCTGAAGGACTCGGTTGTCCCTGCTTGCGTCCAGTCTGCAGGCATAAGGACTTCGAGCAATTCCCAAAATCTTTGCTTAGTTATTTCCTTTGGTGGTTCACCTCTGTTAATACGCATAGCCTCGTAGCGTTGGCGCGAGAGCTCGTAATCTTTGTCTGCCTGTCTGACTCGTTCGAGATAGCCTGTATCGGCCTCACCGATAGCGTGGTCTGTCTGCTCATAGCCAAGTTGTCCATAGGCTTCAAAGGCCTTCTCCCAGTTTGGGTATGTGCCAATGATTCGGCCTGATTCCTTGTGGACTATTTCGTGTGTCATGGTTTTGCTCCTGTGTTGATAAGGTGTTTAGTTGGGGTCGCGACTCCTCGGTCATAGACCATCATTCGGGCGCGTTTTTTCCAAATTGGGTCAAGCAGCCTAATCGCCTGCGAAAGGGTCTTGGCCGAGCTCGCTAAGTGCCAATGGTCGCCTTCCATTGGGGTATTGCAATGAATCCATAGTCTGATCATTTGCGTCTAGCCTCCTCGCGTCCCTGCTCAAAGCAATAAATGTAGTGTTGGCGTAGGTCAGGGCTTTGCAGTTCCTTGAGGGCATCGTTGAAGGACTGGCGCAGGGCTTGCGCCCTGTCAGCCTTGGCGAGCTCGTAACGCCATCCGAGGTTGATGAGTTGGGACTCGGTCATGAGAGCACCATAACGCTGATAAAGACGACTGCAAGGCAGACGAACAAGGCCAAGAGAAGGTCATACCCTGCTTGAGCTCGCGCCTGTCTGCGTTGGTGCAGGAGCTCCTCGCGCAGGGTCATTGTGTGGCGGTAATATTTCATACGTCACCCAACAAGGTCAGCTCAATCTTCTTGAGTTGGGCGGGAGTAATGTTCAGCCAGTTGGACTGGCCGAGCTCGGAATGCAGTTTGATCTTGATCTGACCACAATCCTGCGGTGGCAGGGGAATGGCTTTGATGAGTTGGTCATTCATGTATTTGTATTCAACGTCTGTCATGGTTTAGTCCTCTAGGGTTATTTCGCAAACAGTATTGCCATTGGAATCATTGGCACTCTCGGGAAGGTCATGGTGAAGTCTCCAAGACTTTGCGAGCTTCTCCAGTAGTTCAGCCATTTCGTAGGGGTTGTCCTCGAATGCTGAATTGGCGGTGTCAATCTTTATGGTGATCATCGTTCTCCTTTGGGTTGGTGGGTAATCCTCAAAGCCCCGACTCGCGAGGCTTCAAGCATGACTCATGCGTCATCGAGTAGGTATTGACTGCGTTGATTCCAGTCAGCCTGTTCGGCCATCTGTTCTTCGAGGATGTATCGAGAGGCCGACTCAGCGTCCTTGAGGGAATCGACTGCCCATCCTGTGTAGGACTCGCACTCTTTCTCAAAGAAGAGCTCATAGACTTTGGCTTCTTGGTCAAACTTTGCCCAAATCTCATAGCCGTTTTTCTTGAGGATTAGTTTTGACATGGTTCATTCTCCTAAGTGTTTGAGGGTCTGTAACTGTTGACCGATACCTAGACCCTTGAGAGGTAATCGGACATTGGGGAAACCTTCGACTGCGGTCGCGTATTGAGCTCCTGCAAGGACTGTGATCTCGCGGTCTTGTGCCTTGATGGTCATGAGTAATTCTTTGGTCAGGCGCGTCCAAGTGGCGCGGTCGGCCTTGCTCATGTTGCAAAGGGCGCGGTCATAAGGCGCGATCTCATCCTCAAGGCGGAGAAGGCCATAGTGAGCAGAGAGAATATAGATCTCTGCATTGGCGCGTTCTGCGACTCGCATAGCAAACTTGAATGCTTGACCTTGGTATATGTCACGCGCCTTCGCAGGGAAGTTCAGCTTCTTGTTACTGCAGGCTATGAGGTAGAGAGGCTTCATTGACTTACTCCTAAACTTGATTGACTAACACATGAATAACGATTACGCCATGTCATGTGTTGACTTGTCAAGAGTTTTATTCATGTTTTTTTAAAATATTTTGTAATGACAATTTAGGCAGCAGAGCTCACGCGCGTGATGGAGCTCGTCCATGGGTTGTCACTCTGAAGGGGCTGGATGCGGTGATGGAGCTCGATGACCAGTCCGGCCTGACTGGTTTGCATTGTGTCGCGCGGTCTGCTATGTTCGGGATTCTTATTTCATACCCATGAAAACACCATGCCACAAAAACTTACTCGCACGCAAATCAGAGAAGGCCTTGATACGATTCCAATAGAGACGCTACTAAGTAGCGGAGAAGGGAAGACTGCCAAGATCACCAGTAAGCAAAGAGAGTTCGCAAGAGCTATTGCCCTTGGCCAAAGTAAAGCCCAAGCATATAGGGTCAGCCATAAGGCAAAGCCAACCAAGGCCACAATCAATACAGAACCTTATAAGCTAGCCCGTGACCCTCGGATTGCCCGTGAGGTAGAGGCCTACAGACTGGCTTTAGAGGCAGAGAAACATCGAACCCCTGTTCAACTGAAGGCACTCTTGGTGCAACAGCTCGTCCAGCACTCCCTTGATGATGACTTCCCTCCTGCTCAACGCATGAAGGCCTTGCAACTTATCGGCCAGTTATTCGAGGTCGGGGCTTTCCTTGAGAGAAAGGAGACGACCATCGTGCACAAGAGCTCGGACATACGCACACGATTGCTCGAACGACTGGGCAAAGCGACTGATGTGACGGCCAAGCAGGACGATGGGCTCACATTGCTGCAGGAAATTCGGGGTGATGGGTCTGCGAATGCGCCACCTGACGCACCCACGGACGGGGTGGGCGCGCCTGCGGGCGGTGTGCACACGCGCGACCTAACGCATACTGTTTCTGACATTCAATCACTAGTAACTGACATCCAAACACCAAATAAAAACGATGGGGGGGGTGCACAAAATTCCAGCGACACCGTTTTGGACTTTGATAAGGAATGACCCCCCTATGTTTATCCATACAAAAAGGGGCGGGGGGCATATTATCAGCTGATAATATGAAACTTACTGATTTCTTACAATGATTCATAAGAATATAGAAGCGATTAAGCAAACTTACGATGCGTGTGTGGGGGCGTGTATGACTGAAAAGCAAAAGACTGTGTTCCTTGTGATAGATGAGTATTGGAGGAACTATGGGTATGGGCCTTCTATAGATGACATCATGTTCCACACTGGAGACAAGGGGCGCGGGAATGTTCATCGGGTTGTGAAGAAGCTTTGCGATTTGGGAATATGCCGCAGGGCAAAGAATTCGGCACGTAGTGTGCGCCCGTCTTACTTGAAGTTGAGAAACTTACCATGAAGTTTGCCGTCATCCAAAACACGACAAAAAGCCAGAGAGAGTTGGCGGGCGAGATGTGTGAGCGCGTTAAAGAGCTTGTATACGAATATGGCGATCTGGTTCCATTGGCTTTAGTTATTGGGGTTTTGGAGATAGCCAAGCAAGATCTGATTAAAGAGCATGAATAAAAAACAATTATTAGAGATGCAAGAGGAGCGCGACCTGTTTGTTAGGAGGGTGATGTTTGCTCTTAACTTACCCAAGAACGAGGCCGAAGAAGCCGCCATTACTTTCTTTGCGATGCCTTCTAACGAACAAGCCGCCTACCTTGATGACCTTGACGCTTTAGAAGCCAGCCAACAACGAGAAGAATCCTTTGATGATTTTAATAAGTTCGCCCATGCCATGTGGCCGGGGTTTATTGACGGACGGCATCACAAAGTCATGGCTAAGAAGTTCGAAGAGATCGCTACGGGGAAAATTAAAAGATTGATCATCAATATGCCTCCTCGGCATACAAAGTCTGAGTTTGCATCCTATATGCTGCCGGCTTGGTTCTTGGGACGGGATCCTAGTAAGAAGATCATCCAGTGCTCAAACACCGCCGAGCTGGCCGTTGGTTTTGGCCGTAAGGTTCGTAACTTAGTAGCCAGTGAGCCGTTCTCTAAGATATTCCCCAATGTTAATTTGCGGTCTGACAGTAAAGCCGCTGGACGTTGGTCTACCAATAAAAACGGAGAGTATTTTGCGATTGGTGTAGGCGGTACGGTGACCGGTAAGGGTGCTGATCTATTGATCATTGATGATCCCCACTCCGAACAAGAAGCTGCCCTTGCCGCTGGAGATCCTACTGTCTTTGATAAAGTCTATGAGTGGTACACCTCTGGCCCGCGCCAGCGTCTCCAACCTGGAGGGGCGATCATTGTCGTGATGACGCGCTGGGCTAAACGGGATCTGACGGGACGGATTCTTCAGTCTGCAATAGACAAGGACGGAAATGACGATTGGGAAGTGATTGACTTCCCTGCGATCCTTCCCTCGGGGAATCCCCTATGGCCAGAGTTTTGGAGCCTTGAGGAGCTCCACGCCCTACAGTCTGAACTGCCCGCTTCGAAATGGAATGCCCAGTACCAACAAAGCCCTACCAGTGAACAGGGCGCGATTGTTAAGAGGGAGTGGTGGAAAGAATGGACAAACGAAGACCCACCTAAATGTGAGTTTGTAATCCAGTCTTGGGATACGGCGTTTACTAAGAACGAACGCTCTGACTATTCGGCCTGTACGACTTGGGGGGTTTTTTATTTAAACGAGAACCAGAATGATGCGAATATTATTCTGCTCGATGCGTTTAAAAAGCGGATGGAATTCCCAGAGTTAAAAGAGAAAGCCTTTAACCACTATAAAGAGTGGGAGCCAGATGCGTTTATCGTTGAGGCAAAGGCTTCTGGAGCGCCGTTGATTTATGAACTTCGGGCAATGGGAATACCTGTTCAAGAGTTTACGCCATCTAGGGGTAATGATAAGATGGTGAGGATCAATTCTGTATCTGATTTGTTTGCCAGTGGTAAGGTTTGGGCGCCAGCTAC